TAAGTCAGGAGCGCAGCAAGGCATAACTTTGCGCTTAACTGATGTAATGGTTAACGAACTTGCAGATAAAGAAGAGCCACCAGTTGATTTTGAAGCTAATGCTAATGGTGGCTTTACTTACAAAGAAAAAGAGGAAGCAGAGCCTGTAGTGCAAGAAAAGGTTTTATTTGGTGATATGGAAGTTGAACCAGAAAATCAAACCGAATCAAAAAAAGAATTTGAGGACGAAATACCATTCTAAAAAAGAAGCCCCCTCGCAAGAGGGGGCTATAAAGTAAGTCTGGCAGAAAGGCTAATAAATGCCAGACAAAAGCAGTTAAAATAAACCTCAGCGGAGTATTTGGGAAGATGTTACAAGATGTAGGGAGTAAACGCAACACATCCACACTATATTGGAGTGAATATGCGTCAGGAATAATTAACAGATTAGAGCTAAAAAAAGTAAACGAGCAAGAGTATTGCGGTGGTTGCCCAAATTGTGGGGGAGTTGATCGGTTTAGAATAAATAACTACAATGGTGAAATCCGTGTAAATTGCAGAAAATGTAATGACTTTGCACAGATATTTAAAATACTCAGGGAAGACTTGCAGTTGTTACCAGAATACGCACCACAAAAAGATGTAGTTAATTTACACCAAGTCGAAGAAATACATCCGTACCTAACGCGCAAAAGGATTAAATTACATAACGCTGAAGTCGATGAGACAGACCTTGTAGTGCCGATTATAGATAAAACAGGTAAAAGGCAGGGATCACAGTTTATTGACGCGCATGGAAGCAAAAAGTTTAACTATGGGTTAAAGTTTAAAGGATGCTTTTCTGTACTCAATGGCAAGATAAAAGATTTTGCTTGGCTATGTGAGGGCTTTGCAACAGCAGCAGCCGTAACAGAATCAACTGGTCAGCCTGCAATACACTGTCTAAATGCTGCAAACATAATAGATGTAATCGAAGCGTTTAAGGAAGTTAGACCTGAAGTAGAACTTATTATAGCAGGCGATAATGATGAGGCAGGGCGCAAGGTATGCGAGAAAGCTCTAGAGCAACACGGTATTCAATATGTCTTACCTGATACTGAAGGTTTAGATTGGAATGATGTTTATATTGCTAGAGGCGCAAGCTTTACCAGAAAGGCACTAAAACCGTCTAGCGTTCTAGATGAAGTTGTTATGCCTGAAGACGCAGTTGTGCAAACTAAATCAAACTACATAGTAAAAGGTTGGCTATCTCAAGACACAACAAGCATTGTGTTCGGCGCGTCAAACGTGGGTAAAAGTTTTTTCTGCTTGGATATGACATATCATATAGCTGCAAATCAGGATTGGATGGGATGTAAAGTTAAAGGTGGCTCAGTGCTTTACCTACAAACTGAGGGCGGTACAGCGTTCAACACACGCTTAGTCGCGCTTAGAAATAAATATCCAGAGTTTAAAGATGTTAAACTTGCGGTCAGAGCTTTACCAATAAATCTATTTAATGATGAAGGAGACATAGCAAAGGTGAAATTACTTATTAAAGAAATCAGCAAAAAACACGGAGATGTTAAGGTTTTATGTGTGGATACAATCGCAAGAGCTACACAAGGACAACTAGAGGAAAATTCAAATTCAGAGTTTTCTAAATTTTTAGCTAACTTAGATAAAATTAGAGAGGAGACAGGCGTGCATATTATGCTTGTAGGACACACTGGCAAAGACTTGAGCAAAGGTTTGAGAGGATCTTATTCTGCTGTAGCCGCAGCAGAAACATTAATAGAAATAACTTTAGATAGTGGCTCAAGTATTAGAACAGCAGTAACAACTAAGCAGCGAGATATGGAGCTTGGTAAAACTATAGACTTTGTACTTACTAAAGAAACTTTAGGTGAAGATGAAGACGGCGATGAAATAACAACTTGCACGATTAGAATACCAACTGAGGAAGAAATAAAAGAAAATAATAAACCAAAAATATCTGGCAAAAATCAATTATTGTTTAAACAAGTTTTCTATCAGCTTAGAGGTGAGGGCATAGGCAAGCCTAACCCAAGCGGTGCAGGATGGCCTAAAGGTAAATCATTCTGGTGCATAGATGAGGAAATAATAAAGGATCACTTCAAAGGTAAACTTGTAGGCGCTTCTAACCCTGCACAAACCTATAAACAGGCTGTAACAGCTTTGATGAGCGCAGGACATATTGCTGCAAATGAGGGGCAAATATGGTTCTTAGATAAGGACGGCATAATTAAAAATCCTTTCGATGAGGACTAATAAAATGTTTTGTATTATTAACAATAACTTAGATGGTAAATTATTATATTTATTAGCTAATTATTATCTAAATAGTACAACACATTAACAATACTAATAATAATAATAATTACTTTAGTATATTATTATTATTATTATTTTGATGTAGCGGAGATTAGTGTGGATTATTCTAACTATATAAAAGACAAGTTAAGCAAAGGCCTTGCAAAGACCTTCGAGCATGGAACAAGTAAGATTAAACCTTTGCAGACCTTTGAGCAAAAACTTGCAAGTATTAATACTGAAGATGAGCTTTACGGTTTTGCTAATCGTAGGCGCGTTCTGGGTGTTAATCTGCCTGAATGGAGCAATGAACAAGTAAAGGCTATAAAATGGCGTCTGATGGAAATAAGAAAGAGCCGATAAGGTGGGCTGTATATTCAGATGGCCTTCACATCTATTCTAAGGGCGCTCTAGTGGGGGTAATACCTTTTGATGAGTCTACCCACCTGATAGCAGAATTAAGCAACTCTATTCGGTGGATATATGGCAAGGGCGCACAAAAAAAAGACCCTGCAAAACAGGGTCTAAGTTAACTCAAGAAAGGTTGTTATTATTCTTCATCTGAATACCATATTCGCATTTCAGCACCGTCACCAAAAGCTTCGTTTAACTTTTCCCATCTAACAATTTCTCTTTTTGGGTAGCCGTGTTCGTTCATCACAACTTTACCGTTTTTGTGCTTCATTTCTTCCCAAACTGGTTTATTAAATTCTATCCAAGTGTCGTCATATTCGTTGTGCTTCCATTCTATATTTTTGCTTTCCAAATGTTTTTGGATTGCTTCCATTACGTCAAAATAGCTTAAAGTTATAAACATTGTCTTAGCCTTTCTTTTTTCTGGTTTCATTTACGTCTTTGGTTAGCTCTACAAATTGATCTGCAAGCCTAGCCATTCTTAAAATTTCATCTCTAGCCCATTGTCTATTTTTAGGCGTCTTTGAACCCTCATAAATAATTAATAGAGATGATGTTATACCTTCCCAAGTGGGAGTCGCGTCTATGTATTGTGTAGTCATTGTCTTAGCCTTTCATCATTAAAATTATATTTATTAAATCTGTAATTGCATACAGCATAAAACACGCTGCAAAAATGCCAGTTAATAAAAGAGAGCTTGTAAACGTGTACCAAATTATTTCGCGTGTAGTCATTGTTCTAGCCTTTCAACATATGGTTTTAGAAGTAATGATTTTATATGATCCATAACCTCATTAGAGTTTTTATAAACTGTGCTATTCTTGCGTCCGTCTACATATAATTGATATTTATATTTGCTGTTTTTTCTGTTCGCTATTTCCTTAAACTCAAGAATTTTGACTGTAGTCTCGCCGTTAAAATGCTGCTGTGTAAACTTAAACTTTTCGCATCCTGTCCAAATAGTCATATCGCAGCTCTCGCAGTGTAACACTCTACAGAGCTTAAAAATTTAGCATTGGTTTTTTCTGGTGTGCCTTGCCAGTGCGTAACCCATAAAGAGCGATCATTTAAGAAACCTACAAAGCGACAACGCTTGCCGCTAGAGCCACAACGCAACCATTGACCGCGCTGCAACTTAATTTGACCGTTTCTAATAGCATTGTGAATGCTTGGTTTCCAAATGTTTAAGGTAGGTAAATATTTCATTGTCTAAGCCTCACCATCTCTAATTGCATTAATATATTCTTGAACAACTAAACGAGGTTGCACATCGCCAAAATATTGATTGATATGCTTTGTTGTTGTTTGACTAAATTTTGTAGTCGTTTTAAACGCACCTTTAACGTCATATCCTGCAACTGGTGTGTCATAAGAGAATAACAGAGTTACATCGCAATCGTCATAATGATTTTTAAAAGTTAATTCTGTGACGTTTGATTTTAATTTTTTAAGTTTCATTTTTTTAGCCTTTCATTGATTCGTATTTTTACTTTAACAATATTATCTGATATTACAATAATATTATAAACTAGCCTAATCAAAGGCTAGTCTGATAATATTATTGCGCTTCATCAACTTCATCATGCAGTCGATTAATTATAGCACTTAGAGCAGCACCTAAATGCTTTCTGTCGCAATTTAAAACTACATCATGTACTTCATGCTGATTTAAATCTATTGCGCTTGTAGCGCTTCTAGAAAGCTTGTGACCTTCAGCCTTTCCAATCTCTTTAGCTTTATCAATTTCTGACATAGCGGTGTTAATAAAAGATTGCCCAAGCTTGTTTAAAGCAATTATTAAATTTGGTTTAGCTGTCGGAAAATCCACAAGTTTAGCATTAATCTTTTTAGCCTCAATTTGTGTTCCGCACCATTGACCTTGCATATTTACATACAATCTCATTTGTTTAGCCTTTCTTTGTTTGATGGCCTTATGAATAAAACAGAGCTTTGTGATTCAAATTTACCGTCTTTTTTATAGACGCATAAATTATCAACTATCTCTTTATTTTGTAGCTTTTCAGCATATTCAATAGCCTTCTTTTTAGAGGTATGTTTTTTAGTGTGCTTATCGACTCTTGTGTCGTCCGTCCAAGTTACCGTCCACCATTTACCATTGTGAAATTGAACGTTTAAATCGAATTTATTATTCATTGTTTAGCCTTTCTTTATTTTGTTTCCTGCATCAATACAGGGCAAGGTAGCGCCTTGAGACGCTACTAAGCGCTATATTAATTTTGAAACCGTCTAAGGTCTTCAATATAAATTTCTATCCAAACCTTATTCGCTGTTTTGTTAAAGTGTGGATGCTTATTATGCCTGTTTTTAAATGTCTTTCTTAATAGATGTTTTTTATGATCTATCATTGTCTTATATTTATTAAATTCATTCATTGCAGCGCCCATAGTATCGCCTGAAAATACTTTGTTATAATATCCCATTGTTTAGCCTTTCTTAATTAGTGTAGCGCCCTAAGACGCTACTTTTGTTACTGTTATAGGTAGGTTTCTTTGCTCTGTGTTTTGTTCAGCAGCTTCTAAGATAAATGTTGCAGCCTTGTCAGCAGCACTGGCAGCTTTTTGTATAGCGTCAGGTTTACTCTTTAGACACTCAATCCAACTGTTTAAATACTTGGCATGATCTGCACGCGGTTCAGCGTCAACTTTAGTCAGACCTGATAAAATGGCGCTTGTTAATTCTGCAATCAATTCTTCAAAGGCATAACCATCAGAGCCGAAGCGAGTACCAAATTTACGGTCTAATCTTTCTTTGCTGCCCGTCCAATGTCCAAGCTCGTGAAATAGCGTGCCGTAATAGCCAGACGCATTTTTAAACTGTTCTTTGCTTGGCATATTGATTGTGTCATTAGATGGGCGATAATAGGCGCTGTTGGCGTCTTCATTGACAAACTTTGCACCTGTTAACTCTGCTAAGTTTTCAGCGTCAATAATGTCAGACCATTCTTGCGATAGCTCTTTTTCATCAGGTAGGAAATCACCTTTATAGCCGTCAACGTATTGAGAGTTGAAAACAGTAAATACTTTCCATGTTGGGAATGTCTTTTCTTCATTAGTCTTTTTGTCTTTGTATTTTACTATTTGGAAAAATATCACGTTGATACCTTTACCTTTAGCGTCTTTTAATTTGTAGCCCAAGCTTTGCCATTGTTTGAATGTGCCAAAGACAGGGGAAGTATAACCGCGCTTGATCATATGAATTGACAAACTTATTCTATTGATGCCATTATAATTGCGCTGTTTAGCGCTTAATGGTTGACCTTTAGCGATTATATCGCGCCACGGTTTTGTCCAGTTTGAGTCGTGTTCCTGCATCATTTCAATACAGGTGCTGCTTATTTCAGTCATTACTTGATTAGTTCTTTTATCCATTGTTTTAGCCTTTCGTTGATTCGTTATATATATATTTAAATAGTATTTTTAATATTAATGCAAATGCTTTTAATATTATAGAGATATTATAGCGATATTAGGGAAACGGCATTTCATGACCTAAGCATAGCAAAAGGCCTTTCTGCTCTCAGTGAGCTTCTTATAGCCTCTCAGAGTATAGCAACTGTTTAGTATACAATTGTTTTCAATTGTTTAGCATTGTTTGGTTTTTGCCAAAACGCGACACGACAAACGGTAAAGCACAAGGTCGCGCAGGCGCACGCGCAAATAGTACAATGCGAAACAAAGAGCAACCTATTGTATTGCATTGTGTCTTTTTTGCACAAACTAAAACAATGCAATACAATTGTTTTTCATTGTTCGCCATTGTTTAATATTGGTTAAACTTAGAACAACGCCCCATGTTTGACTCTAGTTGTACTGTCTTTGACTAACTGCAAACAATAAGATGCAACGGTATACAATAAATTTGCCCCCCCCTGCCTATCCCCTCCCCCACCCCCGACTTTAATACTACATTCCCACACACAAAAATTTGTGTTATAGGATTTTTGGGTGCTGTTTAATAAAATCTAACCTCCCTGAGTTTTATTATGCTTTCTCGCAGCACCCACCCCCACTAATAAAACTAATATTATTAGCTTTTATTATTATTATTAGTTATACTTCTGCGTACAAATACGAATACTAATAATAATAATAATTACTTTAGTATATTATTATTATTAGTTGAAGTACGGGGCAAAGTAATAATATGAGGAAAGCATGGCAGGCAGACCAAAATTCAAAAAAGCTATTGCAGAGCTAGATAAGCGTGGTGGAGTTGAAACTTTGCAGCAGGAGTTACTTGCTGGCAAAACGATACCTATGATTGCTAAAGAGCTTGGGTTAGATCGTGGCTATTTTAGGCGTAACATTGTGAAGAACGAAAAGTATGGTAATGCCATACGCGAGATAGAGCATCAAGTTGCAGATGCTCATGCTGATGCAGCGTTTGATATGTTGAACGATATTAAGGATAGGCGTGATGTTGAGGTTGATGAGGCGTTAAATGGTAAGAACAGCCGTGACGTTAGTGAGGCAAATGTTAATCAGGTTGATATTGGCATTGCGAAGGGTTTAGCGCAGCAGCATAATTTTATAGCTTCATCTTTAAACAA